GAGTATTGCACAAAAGGAAAAAACAAGTAAAATGCCCGAGGAAGAAAGAAAAAAACGATATGGCGGATGCAAAGGGAAACCTTGGTCACCCGCACGAAGAGCTGCACAACTTAATAGAGGAAAGAAAAATGTCAGGACGACCATTTGATGTTTCAAAATTTAGAAAAAGTATCACAAAGAGTATTGACGGTATCAGTCTAGGATTCAATGATCCTTCAGATTGGATCAGCACTAATAACTATACCTTAAACTATCTTATTAGTGGAGACTTTCATAAAGGTATTCCATTGGGTAAGGTAACCGTATTTGCGGGTGAGTCTGGCGCAGGTAAAAGTTTTATCTGTGCAGGCAACTTAGTTAAAAATGCACAAGATCAAGGCATCTATGTTATCTTAATTGATACAGAGAACGCACTAGATGAGAAGTGGTTACAAGCATTGGGGGTAGATACATCAGAAGATCGAATATTAAAGATTAATATGGCAATGATTGACGATGTTGCTAAAATGATTAGTGAGTTTGTTAAAGAATATAAAACACTACCAGAAACAGAACGTCCTAAGGTTTTGTTTGTAGTTGACTCGCTAGGTATGTTACTTACACCAACAGACGTTAACCAGTTTGAAGCAGGAGACATGAAAGGCGACATGGGTCGTAAACCTAAAGCACTTGCCGCATTAGTTCGTAACTGTGTGAACATGTTTGGTAATTTGAATCTAGGCCTAGTATGTACAGCACATACCTATGCTAGTCAAGATATGTTCGATCCTGATGATAAAATTAGCGGTGGTCAAGGATTTATCTATGCATCAAGTATTGTTGTTGCTATGCGTAAGCTAAAACTTAAAGAAGATGAAGACGGTAACAAGATTTCTGAAGTTAAAGGTATTCGTGCAGCCTGTAAGATTATGAAAACACGATACAATAAACCTTTTGAATCAGTTCAAATTAAGATTCCGTATGAGCAAGGAATGAATCCCTACAGTGGATTAGTTGATATGTTTGAGGGTCGTGGATTTCTACAGAAAGAAGGAAATAGTCTTAAATACACATTAGCTGACGGTACGCTAATCAAGAAGTTTCGCAAGGGTTGGGAACGAAATGATGATAAATGTCTGGATCAGGTAATGGCTGATTTCACAGCTAATCCACACATGAAAGCAGATGTCACACCTACAGAGGAAACTGAAGAATGAGTATAGATGTTGATGTATTAAGTGAGACATATTTAAGTCTTAAGGAATATATACCTGTCAAGGATCAGCAGGAGGCTGCTGATGCCTTGATGAGTACTATGGTTGATTATCTCAATGACAAAGATCTCAAAGACTTCGCTGGCAGCGATCCTACCCTAAAGAAGGCATTTAGAGAATACGCCGGTCATATCGATGAGGGAGATGGCGAAGAGGACGAGTGAAAAAATATTTTCCAATTAAAACTGAAACAGCATGCCAACTTAAGTGGACATGGAGTACAATTCGTTTATACACAGGTGGCACAAGTTCGTGTCATAGAGTAGAGTCCACTACATTAACACCGGATACCTTTGATTTTTTTCATAATACCAAAAAAAATCTTGATGATCGGCAATTGATGTTAGAGGGTAAATGGCCCACTGGTGGATGTGAGTATTGTAGTAATATTGAACACGCCGGTGGCTCCAGTGATCGCCAATTCCATTTACAAATACCCAATATATATCCTGGCGAACTAGATGCAAATCCAATAGCCGTGGATATTACTCCGCGCATAGTGGAAGTGTATCTTGATAATGTTTGTAACATGAGTTGTATCTATTGTTGGGACGGCTTTAGTAGTCGTATCCAACAAGAAAATATTAAATTTGGAGCATTTAGTCAAGATGGTGTAGAAATTAATAATAGAGCAGTAAAGCATCCAGACCATGCAATACTCACTACTAAATTTTGGGCCTGGATGGAAATTAATTATAATAGTCTTAGACGATTACATATCCTAGGCGGCGAACCTTTTTTCCAACAGCAATTTGAAACCTGTTTAACTTTTTTAGAAACACATTCAAATCCAGAGTTAGAGTTTAATGTTGTATCAAACTTAAAAGTAAGTCCCGCCAAGCTAAAAACGTATGTGGATCGTATTAAAAAAATAGTGGCAAAAAGACGGATAAAACGTTTTGATCTTACTGCTAGTATTGATTGCTTTGGTGCAGAACAAGAATACGTCCGCTATGGAATGGATTTGACTCAGTGGTGCAAGAATTTTGAGTTTCTTTCGACGCAAAGGTGGATGGTATTAAATATTAATCAAACATTGTCCGGACTTACTATTAAAACTATACCGACATTGCTACAATACATCAACAGATTTAGGGCCGATAGAGAAATTGGTCATTATTTCTCTACAACAGTTATGACCCATGAATGCTTACATCCGGAAATCTTTGGATCTAACTTTTTTGACAATGAGTTTAGGATGATCTTAGATAATATGCCGGATAATACATGGCAACAAAAAGAAGCTAGAAAATATATGCACGGTATCCAGTCTCAATTAAATTCTAAATCCAGGGATCAAAAAAGGATTAATCAACTAATGGTGCTGTTGGATGAAATAGATCGTCGCCGAAGTACCAATTGGAAGGAAACTTTTCCTTGGCTAGTCAATGAGGTAACTAATGTGGTATAACAAAATAGTTACTGACTTAGGTGAATTGCCCAGCTTTATTAATCACTATGAGAATGAATTGACTGAAGCCAAATATGACTGCTCAGTTAAAGGGCACTTAGAGAAGAACATAGCAGGACTACCTGGTGTTACGGAACATCGGTTCAATCAGTTACAAGAGATTGAAGCGGTACTTAACTATCTAAACTTACAACTACGTAAGATACGCAAGAAACACTTTCAGAAATATTTAGAAGGTTATGCCCGTGCGCTAACTAGTAGAGATGCTGAAAAGTATGTGGACGGTGAGGATGAGGTTATTGACTTTGAGACCTTAATCAATGAAGTTGCCCTAGTGAGAAATAAATGGTTAGGACTTATGAAAGGATTAGAAAGCAAAAACTTTATGCTAGGCCATATAACGAGGTTACGCACAGCAGGTATGGAGGATATTGTATTATGAAACTAATAACTGAGAAGCAGTTCGTTTCAGAAACAGAAACCGATGAGTTTATAAGATGTAGAATTATTAAAAAGAAAGGAGGTGCGTTATGAAGAACATAGTTCTCATTTCGGGTGGCTTTGATCCAATTCATTCTGGGCATATTGCTTATCTACAAGCAGCCAAAGCATTGGGGGATAAACTCATAGTAGCAGTTAATAGCGATGACTGGTTAACACGTAAAAAAGGTAGACCGTTTATGCCTATTACGGAACGTGCGACCATTATTAAAAATCTCAGTATGGTTGATGAAGTTATTACTGATTATGACGATAGTGATGGTTCCAGTATTGACGCATTACGCATTATTAAACTTCGCTACCCTAATTCTACTATTATCTTTGCCAATGGCGGTGATCGTACGCAAAAAAATATTCCTGAAATGGTGGTTAAAGGTATCCAATTTAAATTTGGCATTGGCGGTAAAGACAAAGCAAATAGTAGTAGTTGGATACTAGAAGAATGGAAAGCACCTAAAACTTTAAGATCTTGGGGCTACTACAGAGTATTACATGAAAATTCAAATAATGTAAAATTAAAAGAGTTGACCGTGGAACCAGGGCAGAGTTTAAGTATGCAACGACATGCACAACGTGCCGAACATTGGTTTGTCGCAGAAGGGATTGCTACAGTCTATTCTATAAACCGTAGCACTGATTTAGAGTTATTGGGCCATTTTGAGCAATTTGCTCACGTACATATATCAAGGGATCAATGGCATAAACTTGCTAATGAGCAAACTACGCCTTTAAAGATTATTGAAATTCAATATGGTGACAACTGTATTGAAACTGATATAGAACGTTTATAGTTTGAATTTGCCGTTGATTTTAAAATCGTTTGCTGCCTGTTTACTGGTTTGTAATGTCTCAGCGATAAAAGTAATAAAAGTCCAAATTCTGTAAGGTATTGTTGTAAGTGTGTGCATTATTTTCTCCATGTGTTTTTTCGTTTACTTAGTTATTTATATGTTGCAATGCAACAAATATAATAAGTTATTATTAATCATAAATTAAATAAATATTGGATGCGAGATATTTTAAACTTATTAGAACAATTAAACGAGGCCACTAATCTGGCGCCGAGTGAGTTAACCGATCCAAAAAGATTTGAGAAGTTTCTTTGGAAGATAGTCAACAATGATCCATTTCTAAATAAAGAACGGGAACAAGTATTCTTAGATCCAGCAGAAGCAACACGATTGGCACAGCTAGCAAAAGCAAATCAATTTAAAGGTTCAATAAAAGCAAAAACTGTAGACGGTGATGAAATAGCCTTGAGCCAATTATTAAAAACTAATGATTTGGGAGGTCAACAGGGGGATCCACATAATGC